CGATCTTTGGATTTGGAACGGCACTGCATGGTTTGATGCTGGAACAATTGTAGGGGCTTCAGGTCAATCAGGTTATTCTGGATATAGCGGAATTGGAACTTCAGGTTTCTCTGGCATAAGTGGCTTTAGCGGCACATCAGGAATTTCAGGCTTTTCAGGTACATCCGGATTTTCTGGTACATCTGGTTATAGCGGTAGTGGCATTTCTGGTTTTTCTGGCTACAGCGGTAGCGGAATTTCAGGATTTTCTGGAACAAGTGGATATTCTGGTCAAAATGGTTTATCTGGTTTTTCTGGATACAGCGGAATAGGCACATCTGGATATTCAGGAACAAGCGGTTTTAGCGGAACATCTGGCTATAGCGATCATTATTTAACAACAAGCACAGACCCTGATTTTGCTTTAGGAGATATATCCGGTGCAATTGTTGTTGGAACAGGATTAAATTGGACTGTTGGTCAAACCGCTGTTATTGCTTATGATGTTTCAAATTATGCAGATGTAACTGTTACAGCATATAACTCAACAACAGGATTGTTTTCTTTTAATGTAAATAATTATGAAGGAATGGGGACATACTTTTGGGTAATTAATTTACAAGGTGCTAAAGGCGATTCTGGATTTTCAGGATACTCAGGAATTTCTGGCTATAGCGGATTTTCTGGTTACAGCGGAAAATCTGGTTTTTCTGGTATCTCTGGATATTCAGGATCTGGAATTAGCGGTTGGTCTGGTTATTCAGGTATTAGTGGTTTTAGCGGATATTCGGGTATTAGTGGATTCTCTGGCTATTCAGGCATCTTTGGTTTTAGCGGAATTTCAGGATTTAGCGGTTATGGTATTTCTGGGTATAGCGGAAATTCTGGATATAGCGGTATTAGCGGATATTCAGGTTATTCTGGATCTGGAATCTCAGGTTTTTCTGGTTATTCAGGTTCTGGCATTTCGGGATATTCTGGTTATTCAGGAATTTCTGGCTACTCAGGAACATCTGGGTTCAGTGGAATTTCAGGTTATTCTGGTATAAATGGCGCAAATGGAGCTAGTGGTTTTTCAGGCTATTCTGGAACTAGCGGTTATAGCGGAGCATCTGGCTATAGCGGAATTTCGGGATACAGCGGTTATTCTGGCATCTCTGGTTATAGTGGCATTTCTGGCTATTCAGGAATTTCTGGTTATAGTGGTCAAGTAGGTATTTCTGGGTTCTCTGGATACAGTGGAATTGGAACTTCAGGATTTTCAGGATTCTCTGGTTACTCTGGCGCACAAGTGTCAGGTTATTCAGGATTTTCTGGTATCTCTGGATACTCAGGCATAGCAACTTCAGGCTACTCTGGTTATTCTGGTCAAGGTGGCTATAGTGGGTTCTCAGGCTATAGCGGATCAGGCATAAGCGGGTATAGCGGATCAGGAATATCAGGCTTTAGCGGATATTCTGGAATAGGAACATCTGGTTTTAGCGGATATTCAGGCGCAATAGGTACAAGCGGATATTCTGGTTATAGCGGAACAAACGGTTCTGCTGGCGCTTCTGGATATAGTGGTATATCTGGTTATTCAGGTTCTGGTATTTCTGGTTATTCAGGGTCAGGCATTAGTGGCTACAGTGGTTATTCTGGATATAGCGGGCTATATTTCTCTGCTTCTTCCGTAGCTTCTGCATCTACTATTACTCCTAATGGCGCATATACTCAATATGAAGTTACTGCGCTGGCTGTAGGCGCAACCATAGCAGCACCATCAGGAACTCCAGTAGATGCTCAAAAGTTAATTATTCGTATTAAAGATAATGGAACAGCACAAGCATTAACTTGGACAACAACTTCTGGAGCATATAGAGTTATTGGAGTTACATTGCCAACCACTACAGTAATTAGTAAAGTTATTTATGTAGGATGTATTTATAATTCTCAAGATACTTACTGGGATGTTGTAGCAGTAGGTCAGCAAGCATAAGGATTAAAAATGAAAAGATTTGCAGTGTGTCGATTAGATAATGGTCTTGTCATTAATATGACTGTTGCAGATGATGTTTATGAAGCACCTTATGGATGTCAGGTAATTGAAGTGCCTGAAGATAGTCCAGTAGGTGTTTCATGGACTTGGGATGGTACTAACTTTATTGACCCTACACCGCAACCTGAAAATTAAAAATGGCTACTAAAACTTGGGTAATTTCTACTTCTGGAGCGGCAACTATTCCTTCAGATTTTTCTTCTGTTGTATCTGTTGAATGTATTGGTGCAGGTGCTGGAGGTGCAAAAAACGGAGGAGCAACTGCTGGTGGCGGTGGCGGTGGCGGTGGAGCTTATGCTAAATCAGTATCAGTTACTGGAATGACTGCTTATGGCACTGTTTATACTAATATTGGCGCAGGCGGTGCGTCAGCAACCGCTGGTGGGAATACTTGGTTTAACGCCGCATCAAATGCAACACCAACAGTAACTTCACAAGGTGCTTTAGCTCAAGGCGGTCAAGTTGGTGGGGTTAATATTGCTGGTGCTGGTGGAACAACAGCCGCTTCTATTGGCGATACAAAATTTGCTGGTGGAAATGGTGGAGCATAAATGATATTCCTAAGAAATAAAATATTAGGATATACATATCAAGCTACATCTGGCGGCGGTGGTGGATCGGCAGGATCTTCTGTTGGCGCTGGTGCAACTGGTGGCGCAGGAAACACATCAACCAATGTCAGTGGTGGTGGTGGAGGTGCTGGTGCGGCTAATGCAACTACAGTTGGAAGTGCTGGAGCAAGCCCATCAACTAATGCTGGTGGAGCTGGCGGTAATGGTGGCGGCGGAACTGGCGGTGGTGCTGGTGCAACTTCTTCACTATCCGCAGTAGCTGGTACAGCAGGGACAGGCGGAGGTGGTGGGGGTGGATATTATAATGGTGGTAATCCTAGATCACAAGCTGCCGCTGGCGGATCTGGCGCAACAATATGGACTGCTGGAGTAACAACAGGCACTATATTAACTGTAGGCTTTGGTGGTGGTGGTGGTGGTGGAGGTGTTTCTAATAGTGCCGCTACTACTGGTGGAGCATCGTATGCATCAGGCAATGGTCTTTACACTGGCAGCGGCGGTGGCGGTGCTGGTGGATATCCAGCTTCTGGAATACAAAATGGTGGGCATGGCGGTGATGGCATTATTGTTGTTACTTATAATACTCTTGCTCCAAGAACACTTTATTGGGTTGGAGGTAGCGGAACATGGGACACTTCCACAACAACACATTGGTCTTTAAGTAGCGGCGGTGGTGGCGGTCAAAATCCACCTAATATAGGTGATACTGTAATTATTAATGGTAGTAGCGGTAGTCCGACTATTACTATGGCTACTTCTTTGTTATGCGCTTCTTTAAATACTACAGGCGCAACTTGCACTTTAAATTTTAGCAGTGGTGGAACTTTTAATATTAATGCAAGTTTAATTTTATCCGCAACAACAACTTGGACAACAAGTTCGGCTGTTACCTTAAACATAAAGCCTTTAGCTACGACAAGTTCTATTACGACAAATAATATTGCATTCAATAATACTGCAATAAATGTAGATAACACCTCCAACACAAATGCTTGTACCACTACAGTAACTGGAAATATTGTTAGCACAAACACCGCTACAGGAATAACATTAACTGGTGGAACAGCAGTAGGAACAAAATTAACTATTGATATTAGTTCTGGATCGCAAATTAAAGCGCCTTCTATTAATATCCCAAATAAATATCTTGGTATTACTTTTGGAACAACAGGCTCACTTTATTTTAATGGCGCTATTGGGAATATTGCTTCCACCATAGATAACACAAATTTATCTTATACAGGAACTCCCACAGCAACAGTAGTTTGTAGTTCTTCATATTCTCAATTATTTAGCTTTATTGGTAGTCAAACAGTTGCTGGCTTTAATTACACAGTTTCAGGAACTGTAGGTGTTGGCAATTTTATTATGCAAGGTACTGGGTCTTTTAGTAATGGTCAAAGTGTTAATAATTTAGATATATCTGGAATTACAGCCGTTACTGGAGGCGGTACTATAAATATTTTTGTTTTTGTATACGGAAATTTTGTAGGAACAAATGCCAGTTATAGTGCAATTAAATATGGTTCGCTTGTTTTTTCAGCGCCTTCAGGAACTCAAACAATTACCAGTAATGGTTTTACATTTGGACAAATTAATCTTGGAGGCGGTTCTACAGTTCAATTAATAGATGATTTAACTTGTGATACAACTTGGTTTAACTCGGTTATCAATGTTAATTCTGGAACATTTAACGCAAATAATAAAAATGTAACAACACCATCATTTATTATGTCTGGTGGCTCAACCACAATGGGTTCTGGAACTTGGTATTTGCACTATAACAACCCATCACACTCTTTTTCCAACAGTTCTTTTTCTATTTCTGGTGGCACATTAACAATAAATACAGCAAATATAATAATTGAATTAAATGGAGCATCAGGAGATTATGGTCAATTTTATGGAGGTGGCTATACATACAATACCCTTACTTTTAATGCTATATCGAACATAAATTATTACATAGGGGATACTAATACCTTTAGCGCTTTAAAAAGTTCAGGATTTGCGAATTACGCTATTTATTTTGCCGCTACAGCCACTATAACTATAGGAACTTGGGGGATAACTGGAAGCGCTGGAAATTTTGTAACTGTTACTGGTGATACACCCGGCACTCCTTCTCCTTTAGTTTATTCAGGCACAAAAGTAGTTTCGGCTGATTATTTAACAATTGCTCATACTACTGTAACCCCAGCTACTTTAACTTGGTATGCTGGTGCAAATTCATTAAACTCAGGCGATAATTTTGGTTGGATATTTACCGCTCCACCATCACCGGGAAATTTGAATTTTTTACAACTTTTTTAAAATGAGGTAACATAGGTTACATGAAATATAGCGTTGTAATACCGACTTATAACAATTGCGATAAATACTTAAAACCCTGTATAGACTCCATTGTTAAATACACCGAAATGACCGACATCGAGTTGGTCATTTCTGCTAATGGCTGTACTGACAATACTGCTTTGTATCTGGCATATCTGCAATCATCCATCTCTAACATTACTGTAGTCTGGAACTCCAATCCTTTAGGGTTTGCCAAGGCGACTAATGCAGGGGTCGAAGCTGCGCTATGCGATAAGATTATTTTGCTAAACAATGACACAGTATTGTTAGAGCAACCTAAAAACCGCTGGCTAGAATGGCTTGACCAAGGCGATGTCAGCTTTGTGTTAGGGCAAGATTCACCAATCACCCAAAGACGATTTGGCATCTTTTTTTGCGCCATGATTCAAAAGAAAGTCTTTGATGCTATTGGACTATTAAATGAAGAATATGGTACTGGTGGCTGTGAAGATATAGAGTTTTGCTATGAAGCTGAAAATAAAGGGTTTACCTTAGTAGAGTGTTCAAATAATGGTACATATCCCATATACCATAAGGCTGAAGGAACAATGCACGACCCTGCATTAGTTCAAGATTGGAAAGTCAAATTTCATGCAAACCAATTAAAACTGGCTAAAAAATATAATCAGGAATACTACAAATTTTTACTATCAAACAACTATGAAAGAGCAGTATTTCTTAAAAATGATTTAGTATTTCCTAGAGAAACGCAACGATATGAATGGGCAAATCAACAACTTTTTGGATCAACTGTATTTGAACTTGGATGCACTACAGGGTATGGTACTCAATTTTTCCCTTCAGAAATTCAATACACAGGGATTGACTATGACCCAATTATTATTGAAGTGGCTAAAGATCAGCATTGGAGTGATAATTCTAGGTTTATGTATGGTGATATTAATACCTATAACTTGGATTATTACGATACTATTATTGCTTTTGAAGTCATTGAACATTTAAACAATGGTTTGGAAATTGCTCAAAAGTTAAAAAAACATTGCAACAGACTGTTATTAACTGTTCCTTGGAACGAACCTAAAGGTTTCTGGGGTGAGCATCATAAGCTGCATGGCTTAAACGAATCACACTTTCTTGGCTTTGAGTTTACCTATATCAACCATGCTGGTGAAATTTCCAATACTCCGCAGCCGCTTGATAACCACAATATCTCTAACTTAATGATCTGCAAATGGACAAAATCCTCTGCTCAGTAGCCACTAGAGGGCGATACCATACGACTCTGCCTCTGGTACTATCAGCAATCATCAACCAGACCAGACTTCCCGATAAGCTGGTCATTTTTGATGACAACGATGAACCAAAGGATTTGCGAAATGAATTGGCATATTCCTATTTTTTTAAGATGTTGGATCTTAAAGGAGTTCAATGGCAATGGCTATTTGCTGAAAAAAAAGGGCAACATCATATCCATCAAATGGCTAATACGATGGGCTACAAATGGGTTTGGCGAGTAGATGACGATGCCATTCCAGAGCCTAATGTATTAGAAAACTTATACCGAATTGCTACCAAGATAGACAATGTAGGAGCTATAGGCGGTTCTATTCTTACTCCACCTTTAATTTTTGATACCTCTAAATCTACAGGAAAAATAGCCAATATTGATAAAGAACCTAATATTCAATGGAATCACATTGAAAATATTGTTGAAGTCGAGCATTTGCATTGCTCCTTTTTATACCGAGCGGGTGTTCATGACTACAACTTAGGATTATCCAGAGTAGCTCACAGGGAAGAAACTTTATTTACCTATGGTTTATATCAAAAAGGATATAAGATTCTGACTGTGTCAGATGCAGTGACATGGCATTTTAAGAACCCACAAGGGGGTATTAGAAGTGAAACTCAACAAGAACTTTATTGGCATGATGAACAGATTTTTAGAAATATTGTGGGCAACTCTGATAGGACTATTGTTGTACTTAACTGTGGTTTGGGCGATCACATCGTTTTCAATAGCATATTGGATAGTATCCCAAATCCAATGGTCTTTGGCTGTTATCCTGAAATAATCCCCTGTAGGTCAATTGCTGAAGCACAAGCTTTATTTGGAGATTTAGACCAATGGAATATCTATAAAAAGATGGCGCAATGGAACTGGACAGGCAACCTAGAAGATGCTTACAGAAAACTTTATTTATGATAGTCATTCATCCTTTTGCCAAAAAGTTAGTTAATGGCAAACAAAATCCAAAAAATTATCCTTACTGGAAAGAATTAATAGCTCTTATAGATGAGCCAATAATCCAAATTGGGATAGAAGGTGAACAACAATTAACGCCTGATTTTCGTAAAAATTTGCCAATCCCAGAACTTAGAAAGTTAATCCAAGAATGTCGAATCTGGATTGGAATAGATAGTTTTTTTCAGCATTTAGCTTGGGATGAAGGAAAATCAGGCATTGTTCTTTGGTCAGTATCAGACCCTTTAATATTTGGACACCCAGAAAACACCAATTTACTTGAAAATCGTGATAATCTATCAAAAAATCAGTTTCTTTGGTGGGATTTTACTGAACATGATGCCAGTAAATTTATAGAGCCAGAGATTGTTAAAAATTATTTGTAAAAAGGTTTTTTATGTTCGATCAAACACTTTTTAATTATGCGTTAGCTTTGTGCGGTGCTTTGGGCGGATGGGTTTTAAAAGTCATTTGGGATGCGGTTAAAGATTTACAAGTGGCAGACAAGGTTTTAGTAGAAAAAGTAGCTACTATTGAAATTTTAATTGCTGGGAATTATATGTCTAAAACAGATTTTGACAAAATTGCGGCGGCTATTTTTGCTAAATTAGACAAAATAGATGACAAATTAGATAGGAAGGCAGATAAATAATGTTTAAAACTATTTGTGCTTTACTTCGTAAGAAACCAAAAATTATGGATATTGTTTCTTTAAGTGAGCCTTTAAAGAAAAAACCAGTAGCCAAAAAAGTAGTGGTTAAAACTGTTAAAAAACCAATAACAGCTAAAAAAACTATTAAAAAGCCTATTTTGAAAAAAAAATGAAAGCAATGCACAAATCAAAAACAATGATATTTTCATTATTGTTAGTGATTTTTGGTGCTTTATTTGATAATTTTTCCTATGTCCAAAACAGTATTGATCCAAAATATTATGGCTTTATCCTTATTGGGATTGGCATTATTGTTGCTATATTGCGCTTTGTGACTTCCAAGCCTATTGAGTAATGTTTCCTTTATCCATAAATAGTTACATAATGATTGGTCTTGCTTTTTTAGCAATGGGTGGCATTGGTTATGGAAAATATGAATCTTATAAATTGGATGCTTATAAAGTAGCTCAAGCTAAAGCTGTCCATGATAAAGAAGTTCAAAGCCAAGAAGAT